AATACGGCGGCATCTGTTCTGAATGAAGCCAACAAGTACGTTGGTACAAAGGGACGGCCGAACACGTTCACGCGCGACTACGCATCTCGGCATGGAAACGAATTCCTTCGTGCCGCGTGGTGCGACATGTGGGTCACATACGTGTCTAGGAAGGTGTCCGCTCCGGCGGTACTTCCACGGGGTGATCGTGCTTACACGGTCTGGCACGCGAACGATTTTGCTGGAATCAACCGATGGTATTCCGGCACGAGAGCCAACATCACAAAGCACGCTGCCCCCGGTGATGTCATCTTCTTTGACTGGAACGGGACGGATTCCAGGGGTGCTATTGACCATGTCGGTTTCGTGGTCAAGAACCTGGGTGATGGACGGGTCATCACCATTGAAGGTAACACGTCCGACTCTGTAGCCATCCGGGTACGTGGCTCGGACGTCATCACGGGATTCGGGCAACCGGCGTACAAGCCTGCCGCACCCGTGAAGCCCATCGGCAAGGCATGGCCGTACAAGTCCACAACCCTCATGCGGAAGGGGTGGATGAATTCAGCCGGTGTTAAGAAGGTTCAGGACCGGCTGAACGCACTCGGGTATAAGCCCGTGCTCACTGAGGATGGGGATTTCGGGGCAAAGACTGAGAGCGCTGTCCGCTGGTTCCAGAAGCGCAGCAAGATTCAGGTTGACGGGATCGTGGGTCCCATAACGTGGGGAAGGTTGTTCCTGTGATCATCGATGTCTCTGAGGGTCCACACCTGACACGGAAGTACGAGATCACTACCGAGTCATTCAAGGGGATGCCGCGTGGTGACACCGTGGTCATGAACCCCAATGACCCCACAGTCAAGCGCGCTCTCAAAGAGGGTGCGCTACGACTGATGAATGAACCGGCGTATGAAGATGACGATAACTGACGATGCCATTGCTAGTATCGCTCGTCACATGCTCCGGCATTACGAGCCCCCGCCCCCGGCGCCTGAACGCAGATGGACATATCCGTGGGACTTGGCTGTCACCCTGGACCCGAGCACGGTACAGACTCCCGCGCTGAGGCTCATTGATTCCGAGTTGGCTAAGCTCACGGAATCCAATGAAATAGACCGGCTGATTATCAGCATGCCCCCTCAGGAGGGGAAAAGTGTACGCGTATCTCACCGTTATCCTGAATGGCTACTTGAACATAATCCGAATCTACGTGTTGCTATCATTTCTTATACTGATGAGATGGCACGTCGTCATGGTGCTGAGATCAAACTTGACGTTGAACTCTTCAATGGTGAAGACAACCCCATTGATCTCGGTATCGTTCTACGGCAGGACTCACGAGCGGCCGGACGTTGGCATATCCGCGACCATAAGGGCGGCATATATTGCACGGGCATCGGTGGTTCGCTAACCGGTAAAGCCGTTGACGTCCTTATCATTGACGACCCGATCAAGAATATGGAACAGGCACAGAGTGCCACATATCGTCAGAAGATTAAGGACTTTTGGCAAGCTGTCTGTATTCCGCGTATGTCCCCCACTACCAAAGTCGTCATCATTCAGACCAGATGGCATGAGGACGATCTAGCGGGATGGCTTCAGGTTAACGAGCCCGGACAATGGCGCGTAATCAACATCCCGGCACAAGCGGAATCATGGGACGATCCACTAGGTAGACGTCCAGGTGAGTACATGGTGTCCGCGCGTGGTGCTCGTAACTGGCCACGTATCAAACGCAACGTGGGTAGCTACGTGTGGGCAGCGCTGTACCAGGGTGCCCCGACTCCGGCCGCCGGTGGGCTGTTCAAGCGGTCATATCTCCGGTATTGGTCCGACATGCCTTCCGATCCGTCCAGGCACGGTCAGATGCACGGTGCCAGGGTGGATCTCGGGGGACGTGTCGTATACCTAGATGATTGCTGGCGCTTCCTTACGGTGGACTTGGCAGCCACAGAGAAGACGTCCGCAGACTGGACAGCCGTAGGGGTGTGGGCTGTCAGTCCCGATGGTGACCTGATTATGTTGGATGGTGCACGTGCACGCATTGAAGAGATACAACATTGGAATCTAGTCCGTCCACTTAAAGAGAAGTGGAATGCTGACGTTGTTTACGTAGAATCTTCCATGATTAAAAGTACGCTCGTTTACGATGCGGGCAAGGCTAAGATCATGGTCAAGGAACTGAAGGCAGATACGGACAAGGTCACCCGAGCCCTACCGGCAACGGTCCGGATGGAAAACGGGCGCGTCTGGCTGCCGACCGTAACGGCCATGCCGGAGATTACGAAGTGGACGGACGAACTTGTCTCTTTCCCGAATGCCGCTCATGATGACTGCGTTGACGTCGTGGCGTATGCTGCGCGTGTAGTGGCAACTGAATGGCTATCCCAACCTGACAAACAGTCAGCGACTCGCAGTCAGGGTAACGGACAGTCAGCCGATAAAATCGCGAATGCTTTCGAATCGGCTACAGGGGCACCACCAAACGGCACAGATTACGGGAAACTAAGGTGGTGAAATGGCGACAGTCGGAAGCCCCCCGAGAACTTCAAGCGGATACATGTCCGAGAACCTCGGATGGAATCGCGTACTGAGTGACGTTCTCGAAACGGTTCCCGAACTTCTCTACCCCGAATCTGTCGCCACGTACGGCAAGATGCGGAACGACCCTCAGCTAACCGCCGTTCTGAATGCGTACACGCTGCCTCTCCGGCAAGCCCCCAAGTACGTTGATCCGGCAGGCTGCCGATCAGAAGTCGTGAACCTCATTGCCGATGATCTGGGGTTGCCCGTTCTTGGCAAAGAAAACAAGCCGGGTCCCGCACGCCGTAGGGGTGTGGACTTCAAAGAGCATTTCCGTATCGCTCTGCTGAACCTGATCTTTGGCCATATGCCGTTCGCTCAGCGGTACGAGATCGTTGACGGCAAGGCACGGCTAGCCGAACTCGCTGAGCGCATGCCCACCACGATTACCGAGATCGTGACCACGGATGACGGCAAGCTAGCGGGCATGCTGCAATTCGGGGAGAAAACCCCGGTACCGGCGAAAGATCTAGTATGGTACGTCCACGAGCGTGAGGGTTCGGCATGGCAAGGAAGATCCATGCTCCGGAGCGCATACGGACCATGGCTCTTGAAACACGAGATGTGGCGCGTACTCGCTACGTCGAATCGCCGTTTCGGTATGGGAGTGCCCACCGTCAGCGCACCATCCGGCGCGACGGGTGAACAACTGGAACAGGCAAAGCTACTAGCGGCAGCCGTCCGAGTGGGGGATCAGTCCGGAGTCGGATTGCCGGACGGCTTCGCGCTACAGCTTCAGGGCATCACCGGCAGCACCCCCGACACGCTTGCATTCATCAGGTATCTAGATGGGCAAATGGCGCAAATGGCGCTTGCCTCAGTCCTGAACTTGGACGCATCCCCGAATGGGTCACGGGCTCTCGGGGACACATTCGTGAATCTGCTACTCACATCGCTTAACGCGATCGCTGACGAGTTGGCTTCCACGCTCACGGCTCTTGCCGTCCAAATGGTGGATTACAACTGGGGTGAACAGGAAAATGCACCCCGTATCGTCATTGGCGATGTGGGTTCGCGGCCGGAAGTCACAGCGGAATCCATCGTGGCTCTCATGGGTGCCGGAGCGGTCACCCCGGATGACGAGCTTGAAGCATGGGTGCGGGAACGCTGGACGCTGCCAGAGAAGCCGGACGAGCCGGAGCCCGAACCCACCCCCGTACCTCCCGCGCTGGACCCTGAGACCGGTGGTCAGGTTACCGCCGGACGGCGCTCACGCCGTAGGGGGGCGCTCAGAGCCACAGCGGCAAAGCGGCGCGAACTCACGGACGTGGAAGCGGCGGCATCCGTGGACCCTGATCGGATCGATAACCAGTGGTCCACTCAGCTTGATTACCTGGTTCGCAATTGGAGCACGATCAGCCGTGCTCAGCGTCAGGAACTATCCGATCAGATTCAGGCAGCCGTCAACGATGACAAGATTGACGCGCTTGCCGCTCTCGCCGTTGACAGCGACGATGCCGCCTTGATGCTCGCTGAAGCCATGGAAGCCATGGCGGAAGATGCGGCAGCCGAAATGAAACGGGAAGCGCGTCAGCAAGGCGTAGACGTCTCCGGGGAAGAGATCGACACGGACAGGCTGACTGAGATTGCCGCCGCTGTGGCGTCGCTCGTGGGTACCAGTCTGGCCACAAGCGCCGGACGGGAAGCCCTACGTATCTGGGCACCTGGTGATTCCGGCGCTGACGTCGCGGACGGTGTTGATGATCACATGCTGTCCCTGAGCGACTCCTATCTACGGGATCAACTTGGCAACGCGCTCAGTGCGGCACAGAACCACGGTCGGCAAGCTGTGCTGAGCGTTGCCCCACCGGCTAAGTATTTCGCGTCTGAAGTCCTGGATACGAATACGTGCAAGAACTGTCGCGCGATTGACGGGCAGCAATTCACGGACATGGATCAAGCTGAGGAAGCTTACGTGTCCGGCGGATACCGTCTCTGTCAGGGCAAGCTACGTTGCCGGGGTATCGTCGTGGCGGTGTGGGATGACTGACACGATTACCGAGATGGTTTTGCCCGCGCTCTCTGCACAACCGAATGTAGAGATTGCCATGACGGGGCAATGGGATATCAGTACCGGACGCGTCACGCTGACGGATGATGATTTCTCGAATGCCATTGCGGCTCTCGATTGTCCGGCTGTGCGTAAGCCGGTCCTGAAGCTAGGCCATACGGATACGCGATTCAATCAGCCCGTGGGAGACGGACAGCCCACGGTCGGATGGATTGACAATATGGCTACCACGGACAGCGGTCATACGATCGTGGGGGATTACGTGGGTATGCCGGGGTGGCTCGGTCCCATCCTGCCTAGCGCGTATCCAGACAGGTCTATGGAAGCGACGTGGGATTTCATGTGCCAACTCGGGCACGTGCACCCGTTCGTTATCACGGCGGTTGCATTGCTCGGGGAAACTCCCCCTGGAATCGGCACGCTAGAAAGCCTTCAGGATGTCGCGTCCCTTTATGGTGTGGATATGGCGGCATCGCGCTCCATGCACGATAGGGGATTCTCTGTAAGTATCCACGCATCTAAGGGAGCACCGACGATGCCCAATCCGAATCCGAGAGAGGTAGCGGCCGGAGTCACTACGGAAGACATCCGTAGGACGTATTACGAGACAGCGCCATACTCCGTGTGGATCAAGGAATTTGAACTCGATCCGCTTCAGCTTATCGTGACCGATGAAGCTGACGGTTCGTATTCACGGATTCCTGTCACCCTGGAAAACGGGGAATTCACTTTCGGGGACGCTATCCCGGTCGAAATCGAGTACGTGGACAAGCCCGAAGATGCGAACTCAGGGACCACGGCGGCAGCGTCCACCGGTTCCCGGATCGTGTACGCATCTCGGGACGAGTCGCGTCCCGCTACGGCGGGAAACAAGCCGCCCGTTCAGGCAGCGCCAAAGCCGGTTACTCCGGCTGAAGTCGCGAAGCGGGTACACGGTGCGCCTATCAAGGCAGCCGAAACAGGAAGGGAGTCGGGAGAGATGGACCCGGCAAAGATTCGTGAAGCGCTCGGGCTTGCTGCCGACGCTTCCGATGATGACGTGATTGCGGCGGCAACCGCACTCCGGCAGCCCAACACGGACCCGGCTCCGAACTCGGACCCGGCTCCGGCCGCACCGGTTGCCGCCGGTGCTGGTGTGGTCGTCCTTGATCAGTCCGTGGTGACTGAGCTTCAGAAGCAAGCGGAGCGCGGGAACCACGCTTACGAGATGATGCGCAAGAACGAGCGCGATTCCATCATCTCGGCAGCGATCAACGATGGAAAGTTCGCGCCTGGACGGCGCGAATACTGGGAAAAGCTGTGGGACGCTGACCCTGACGGTACGCGTACGCAGATCGAAACTCTCGCGAAGAATCTGGTTCCGCTTGCGGCTTCCGGTTACGCCGGTGCTGAAGGCTACGAGCAGGACGAAACGTATTTCGCGATGTATCCGGAAGACCGTCCGACTCGGGAAGGGGTGCGCTGACATGAGTGACTACGTCCCCATTCACAGCCCTGGACACGAGATCACGCTTACGGCGTCGGCAGCGATCACGGGTGGCAATACCCTTGCCATTTCCGGTGTGAAGACCGTTGCCCCCGCGATCTCTGCCAGTGCAAAGAAGTATGTCGGTGTCGCTGGACACGATGCCGCGAACGGCGCAACCGTCACGGTCCTTTCCGGTGTCGGACAGGTGCACGAATCGGTTGCCGCCGGAGCGATCACGGCCGGTGATCTCGTCATCGTCGGTGCCGTTGCTGGCACCATCGCAACCATCGGTGCCGGTACGTTCGATCAGGCAATCGGTATCGCTCTTACCACGGCTGCCGATACGGCGCTGTGTCAGTGGAAGGCGGTCCGGTAATGCCGCACACCTATCCCCCCGCCGCTCCGACCATTTCGGGCGACAATCTCACGATCTCTCGGTTCCTGAATTCTCCGGCGACGGTTCAGCGCCGTCTTAGGACGATCGCAGAGAACCGATTCATTGCCGACGTTCTTCTGAGCGGCCGGTACGAAGTGTCCGGCGGTTCCCTGCTCTATGAGCAGAGCGAGAGCATGTATACCTCTCGCGTCCCGAGCGCCGTCAACGCGGGTGCCGAATACCCGCGTGCCAGTGCGGCACCGGGTCCGGCCGCTCTCGCCGGTGTCACGAAGTGGGGACAGGACGTCCCTATCACGGACGAGCACGTGAAGCGCTACGGACGTCGCGCTGTGGACGTGGCCATGCAAAAGATCATCAACTACATGGTCAAGCAAGTGGACAGCGTTGCGCTTGCCGCGATTGCTGCCGCTGTCACTCAGACGCAAGCCGTTACGGCGGCATGGAACAACGCGTCTCGTGACATCTTGCTTGACATGATGCTCGCAAAGGCAAAGGTCCTGAGCAAGGATCAGGGCTATGACCCTGACACGTTCGTGACGACCGATGAA